TGAAGAAAAGAATACAGAAGTGAGTGAGTTCGAAAGCAAACTTGCTGATAAAGAGGCTAGTATCCAGGCACTTAAATTAGAGCTTGAGGCGGCTCGAAAAGAACTGGAAGTTTCTAATACTAATTTGACCGAATCTAAGAATGAATTAGAAAAATTTATGAAGGACAGGGCTGCTGAAAAACGAATGGCAGAATTAATAGATGCTGGCGTTGCTCGTTCTGACAGAGAAAACCAGATGAACAAAGTAAGGGATTTAAGTGATGAAGACTTTGCATCTTATAAGGAAGAGCTGGTATCTCTCAGAGAAGCCGTAAAAGCGGAGCTTGAAAAAGCTCGTTTAGAAGCAGAAGGTAACGCAAAGGCAGAGGCAGAAGCTATAGCCAAGGCGGCCGAAGAGAAAGTTGCCAAGGATGCTGCAGAAAAAGCAGCGGCTGAAAAAGCCGCGGCCGATAAAGAAGCTGCAGATAAAGTTGCTGGACAAACCGCAGACACAGATACAGTAATACCGCCTGCGCAAATAACTCCAGGACAGGCTATGATGGCTTCTTTAAATGTTGAACTTGTTCCGAAACCCGTTACAGCTAAATATGCAGAACTAGGTCAAGCTATGGCTGATAAATGGAAGAAAAATAAATAATGTTGATAAATAAGAATTAAGGAGGAAAAAGGATATGTTTATTCCAAGACATCCTGTTGTGGAAAATCAATTTTGTAGTTATGCTGCTGAATCTGGCGGGTCCGCTGGTATAGGTGGAGTTGTTGCTTATGCTGGTTCTGTTGTCTATCTTGATGGCTCTGCTGTCAATGAAGAGCCGGTTGTAAAAAAGATGACGGTATCTGGAACAGTTAATGCGCCGTTTGGTTTCTTGATGCAGAAGGTTAAAACAGGCTATCATCAGGTTCATCCTGCTGGTTTTGTTATGCCTGGTGATCAGGGATCGAGTGATGTTATAGCCCAACCAGCTTATAATAGTTCTGGTGTTATTACAGGCACCAAGGCTGCTCCTGTTGGTGTAGCGCATCTTGGTATTTGGGACACAGTTCATTACACGAGTACGTGTGTAGGAGGTGTTCCTACAGTTAAACTGTCGCCTGGTGAGTCTTTATACCCAGCCGCCGATCAAGCTAAGGTAACAAGAAATGCTACCCCAGCTGCTGATGACACTGATCTTTCGACTGGTGAAAATACTGGTGCTACAGTTGTAGCACGTGTTATGAAGGGCGCAAGTCTTGCTAAGTGCATTGCCAACGTTGCTAACACTACACTGTACCCGATCAGAATTAAACTTTTGATTTAAATTTAAAACTTTTGGATTAAAGCACGAGCGTTTTTGTGCTTCCAATACTATGGATAGGAGGAGTTGTTAAAATGGATCTTAAAGAAATGCAAGCGCTGTTTAAAGAAACAGCTAATATTCACACACCTGAAGGACTAGCGGCTTATCGCGCTTTTGCTGCCGCATTGACAGCTCCAATTTTGCAGAAAATCGATCTGGAATCAGTTATGAGGCAGCTGTTTACCGTTGAGCGTTTGGCTCCCGGTGCACAGGCAGTTTATCCTGTAGCTGAAGATTTCGAGATTCCGGTTTGGGTTTTACCTGGGCTTGGTTATGTGGCTCAGAACTTTATTGAAGGTATCGGAGAAGAGGTTTATATTCCTACTTTCACTATTGATGCTTCTGCAGATTGGAAGATTTCGTACGCTAGAGATTCACGTATAGATATTGCACAGAGGGCGGCTGCACGCGCGGCTAAAGACATTGCTAATTATGAAGAAGAGTGCGGTTGGAGAGTTATTATGCCAGCGGTAACATCTTCATTTACTGGTAAAGGTCTTCTAGGTTCTCGTCCTGCACCTATATATGAGATTGCACCTGGTTCAACTGGAGCCGGGTATCTTTCTAAGGAACTTATTAATAAAATGATGGTAGGATTTAAACGTATTGGTAAAACTCTTACCGATCTCTATGTCTCCCCAGAAGATGCGGCAGACATAAGAGAATGGACTGATACGGATATTGACCCGGTAACCCGAAGAGAAATTTTTCAAGCCGCCGGTATGGGTTCGGTTTGGAATGTAAAGCTTCATGAAATGCAACACTTTGGAGCAACCGGACTTTATAACATCAATGGTTATGGTTCATCTTATGGTAAATTCATTGCTGATAGCGGAAACGACTATAATGCATATTCCATAGATAATCCTAATCTTACCAACGCTGATGGTACTGTTGGTACACTTGGTGAGACTCAGATTCTTGGTTTCGATATGACAGATACCAATTCTCTCGTGATGCCTATTCGTAAAGAATATGAAGCTCACGATGACCCAACGCTGCTTCGTGTTCAGAAACAGGGCTTTTTTGGGTGGGCTGAACTAGGATTCGGCTGTCTTGATAGTAGGATGCTGGGAATGGGTGTAATTGACCGTTCTCTATAAAATGAATTAATGGTATCTTACATTCCTTATATATTGGGAATGTAAGATACCTAGTTCTAATGAAGAAATAAATGGATTTGTGTAATGTTGATTAATAATCTAACTTGTGTAATTATAGCAGTTATAATAACAGAGGCTATAACAGAGATAGTAGTAAAATCCGAACTATTTATCCCAGTAAAATCTAAACTATTTGAACTTGGTAAGAACAATAGATTTTTTGAACGTATTCACTATCTCCTTGATTGTGGTTATTGTTTTTCTGTATGGGCAGGTATGTTTATATCTATATTAATGCTTAATGACATTAGTGTTGTTAATAGCTATATAGATTGGTTTTTATTGGGTATTGTTGTTCACAGACTATCAAACCTATTCCATAATGTAATGGATAGGATTTATAATATGGGTAGTGTTGGTAAAGGATAAGGTTGATCTAAATAAAAGAAAACGACAAGGAGAATATGATATGAACGGTTATGTAATGAATATAGGTAAAACCTGGATGAATGCTATGAAACGAGCTGTTGGTCCGGGCGCAAAAATTCCTCTTGATGAATTATATGAACAATATGGTAAAAAGCATAATTTGGCCGAGGGGCTTGAGTTTGTTGAATGGTTAAAAAATGTTAAATTAAGAGATCATGAAAGATGGAACGTTGTAGTTAATGATATATCTAAAGAAAATAAAGATTCTATTGATATTATAGAGAAGAGTTCAGAAGACGAAATAACAAAGACAGAGAGTACTACAAATTTAAAACCAACTAATGTGGTGCCCATGGTTCAACAAAAAATGAGCGTGGCAGATTTAGTTGGATTATCAGTAAGACAGGCTAAGGCTATTTTGTCAGATATAAAAGATTTAAATCTTCTGAAATACGCATTACAGGAAGCTAACCAATTGACAGGAAAGGACAGTCTTTGTATATTAATAAGAAAAAGAATAAAAGAAATACAAATCGCGCGATAGACTGTTTTAAATATGAGAAGTTCGGAGGTATAGACTATGTCTAGAAGTTTACTAAGACAATTGGAGCAAATTAGACGTGCAGAGGTGTATGATGATGCGGTAGTAGACTTTAATACATCTGCTGTAGCTGAACCTGTTATATCTGGTTCTCTAGAAGAAGACATGAATGTATTGCGCTCTTTGCTTAAACAAGTAAAGGGCGGTACTAATTGGTTTGATGACCCAGGTAAGTATTTTGATCCAACCAATACTACTAGTGGTAGTGTTGCTACTAAACAACTAAGTTTAGCAAATATATCTGGTAATACGTTAGATTCAAAAACGGTTTTAATTGCTGCTACTAATGATAATGCTGGTGCAGGTTATACTGTTACATCTGGAACTGTTGGTGTATTAATTGTTCCTTTTGATACCAGATATGCTGACCCTGTTAACAGAGTTGGTTTGCCTATTTTCAAAAGCGTAGCACATGCAGGAACATACCACGATGAGGGCGCTACGGATAATGTTTGCCGTGTTGATGTTCTGAATAAAGCAACCGGTGTTGAGATGGCTAAAGTAACAGGAGGTTATACTGTTTATGCTAAATTGCATGACGCGGCTGATCATGGTGGTACTGGTGAAGGTACTGATGTATATGTAAAATTTTATGCTAATGGTGTAGAGACTGATCTGTCTGATATAGATGGTGGAGCTCCTACTGAAGTAGTTTTTGTGCATCCATTCCGTAGAGTAATGGCTGATATGCAGGAATATGAGTGGATGAGAACAGATTTTGTTAGTTCGTGGGAAGGTGATATTGTTCTTATTGATGACATATCTAATTTGTGGAGTTACACTGGTGCCACAAATGATGCAACTAATCCAAGTCCGTGGACCAACGAAACTGCCTCTTATATTCTAAGTTCTTCTCCTGATTCGTTAAGGGCTGCTATAGATTTAATTAATACTGAGGCAGGTAATAGACTATATACAGAAAACAATTACATTGTTGATGGTAACACTATCACCAAATCTTTAGATGATTTGGATATGGCGTTATACGATGCTAATGGTCTTATAATTGGTCTTGATACACGTTTAGGCACAGCCGAAGGTGAAATAGATACT